TGGCTAAATGTTTTACAAGGCAGTGATTGGGACACTGCTGAGAAGTGGTACGACGGTGTTAAAGAATTCAGCGATCCTAAAGGCAAGTATGCAGGACGTGAAGCAGAAGGTTGGGCCTTTGGTGGTGCTAACATGTGCAAGATGGATATTACTCTCAAGCGTCTAATGACATTAAGAGAAGATGGTTTGCTGAAGGGCAAAAACTGGATCCACTTCTTGGGTACAGCACAACTCGACTGGAGTTGTTACTTAACTTTGATTCAACGACAAATTAGGAAACACATTAATGAAGAGCTTACCATATCTTTTGACTGCGCCTCACCGTTCATCGCAACAGCGCACGGACTTGTCTACACAAACGCCCAGCACACGCCAAAAAGGTGGAGTGTTATTATGGACAAGGCACCAGATAACAAAGCACTATCAGGATCAGATATCCCGTTCCCATTCGAATCGTCAATCGGTCGCAGATTAACAATGGCAGACATTGCCTATTACGATCTAGGCGAAAGAAAGACTGACGCAGAATTAAATGGTACTAAGTTTGATCACTTAAATCCAGAACACTATCACATTGTTCCTAGGCTTAACAAGTTAGGTAAGATTCCAAACAGAACATCGTGGGATAGTTTTGCGTATGCACTGATGATGGGTCATAATGTCGAATGCCATATCGTTGCTGTACAACGTGCTCAACAATTAATGGATATTGAAATTGCTAAAAACAAAAGTCGACTAACATGGAAACACTGGAAAAAAGTTAAAGGCTCAGATATGAGTGATGAATACTCAGACTGGGTACCTCGTAACATTCTTTATTTTAGTTCGTTCATTGAAGACCTGTTCAATACTGCAACTAAAGCAGACGCATTTGAAATGATTGAACAAGCTGGACCATTCTTGAAATCGTTAGAAGGTGCTCGACTACAAGGCGGTCCTGCTCAGAATACTTTCAACGGATTATTTGCGTTTGAAGAAGTAACTAAGGTAGAAGAAGTAGACTTAGAAAATCCAGACGATGACAAATTAAGAGAGCTCGAAGAAGGAACATTAGGAGAATAACAATGGCTATTTGGACTGTATCAACATACTACAAAAAGTCTTGCGAAGAACGTGAGATTTGGACACACTCGGATCATGGCACTATGATTCGTACTAACGGATTCCGCAGAGCCAGTTACACTGTAGAAACCAGCAATGACAGTCCTCCAGAATTTGAGTTTGACTTTGTTCCTGGAGGCGATGGTAAAAAAGACAGCATCGATATGAACAACTGTGAGTTCAACAACATTGAATCTGCAGAACTTATTGAACTGTTTGACGGTGGGTGCTGGGGCGGCACAGAATGGCCTGACGATATGGACGAAGAAGAAATCCAACGCCTCGAAGAACTCATGGAAGAAGAAGGTTACTACGCTCTTGAAGAAGAGGGCTGGATGTTAGACGAAACTGAAGTATGGGTCTGGGGGCCTATTCTTATCGAAGATGAAGAAGGCAATCAGGTTCGTATTATTTGTGCAGACGAAGACGGAAATGTTATCGACTTTGTAGAGGAAGAATAATGTCTAAAGTATATTGTATTAAACCACTTGAAAAGAAAAGCATCGTCTACCACGTAGAAATGTATCGTGAGAATCCAGATGGCAGTATCAGTTGGTTCAACATTGACGAAACATATCGTTGGGGTCAAGGATTTATCGAAGAAGAATTAGACTGCAATCTTCCCTGGGAAGGTGACGATGTTGCCTATGCTAGAACTGATGCAGGATGGGGTTGTGAGTTTGATGATAGCTGTAGCGTCGAATGGGAGTTTAGTGACGACATCAAAGAAATGGAACAGCAAGAACTCAAAGAACTCTACTACGAAGGTGGAGCAGGTTGGTTGTTTGACGGTGAACATGAGTGGCAAGAAGAAGATACCGCTGTACACATCTATGGTCCTTACCAAATTGACTTATGCGAAGATGACGGCAGAATTATCGAAGAAAACATTAAACTAAAACCGAGACCTAAGCCAAGTAATAAATGGCCTTTTGCAGGAGAATAAAATGGCAACACGTAAAAAGAAATCAGATAGCATTACATTAGAAATGCCGGGCACAATTGGTGGTGCAAAAATTGTATTACCAGAAACTAGAGTAGTTAAAGGCAGTCATCTTACCATTACATATGATACAAATAACTATCCAGTTAAATTGGAATGGGATGACGAAGCATTGTTACGCGATGTTCGTGATGCTATTGCTAGTTCAGAATTAGCTAGTATGAAACCAAATGTAAAAGCCAAGGTTGCTACTAGAATTAAGAAAGCCAAATCTTCTTGACTTTTAATACAACGGTGTTACAATAATATTATGAAACGAGATTACGCAACAGGCGAAGCCGACAATGTACAATTCTTTATTGGTAAAGAAATTGAGCACACACCGGCATTTGGAAAAATGACCTTGTTTGTAACAGGTGTTCATTCAACTGATGAGATTGCCCAAAACTTAAATGGTGCAGAGCATATCTTTTTCGGTGCCAATCATAGTTTTAATCCTCAAAATAATTTGGATTGGCAACGTTGGGAAACTATGATTGAATTCTTTTTACGTAAAGGATATCTATGTAGTTTAGATATTCCAATGAGTGCGGTAGAAGAATTTAACGAAAACGGTCTAAACGAATACGATAACTTTATTCCGCAGATTCGTGTTCCTATTCCTTACATTAAATTGTGGAATTACAACACAATGATTAAAATAGACGACAAAGATTTTAAAGCAACAAACCCAGGTGTATGGTCGCATAGTTTACACGATTTAAAAGATCGTAGTAAATTTACAAGCTGGGATCAATACGTTAACGATAAGGTAATAAAATGATTAATTCTAAAATAACTAAGCAAGCTGAGAAGGTTACTACCGAAGAACATCTAATCAAATTGCTCGAAGGCATTGATTGGAAGTTATGGGAAATGTACAATATGATGAAAGATAATCTTCCAACAGAAGAACCAAAGAAGACTACAAAAAAATGAACGATTTATCAATGATTTGGGTTACCTTCCGTAAAGAAGGTATTCATATGTACCCTGCCGCGGCAACTGATCCTAAGTTGGCTACAGGCGATGAATACGATGTTAGTTTCCTAGGAACTCCACATCGTCATATTTTCCATTTTAAAGTTTACATTGCTGTCACACATGATGACCGTGATATCGAATTTATTCAGTTTAAGCGTTGGCTTGAAAAGTGCTACAGTGATGGCACATTAGAGCTTAACCACAAATCCTGCGAAATGATTGCTCGTGAACTTAACACAACAATCAACGCAAGATATCCAGGTCGCGAGACCTGGATTGACGTAAGTGAAGACGGCGAGAATGGCTGTTTTCTTAAATTTATCAACTAATCCTTTTAAGGAATAAAAACTATGGCACAACCTGCCTACATTCAAAAGACGCTTCGTATGAAGCCCGAAGTAGAAAAGATCTTTGATGATCTCGATGCTTGGTTAGATCATTGCAGATTTAACATGCTCCCTTTTAACCCTGCAGATCTTTACAAAAGTAAAGAGTATCGGAATTTTTCTCGCCCTGCATGGAATGGTGAGCGCAAGCCTTATCTAGGTAAAAACCCTCGTCCTTACAATAGGAATGTCTAATGACTGTATTCCTCGTTGATCTCGAGGCAGTTGAAACTAGGTACACGGGTCAATGGAAGACTCATGTACCTAAACTTCTACAAAAGGCGGGACACAATGTTCAAATTATCTCTGGTCCTACGGACATTCCTAGTGCCACTACTCCTGGCGCCTTTCTTAATTTTGGTGGGACTAATATCTATAAGTCTAGCCAAGTTGAGCAGATGGGCCGTTTATTTTGCTCCGGAGCAGTTAAGCCTGGCGATCATTTTTTGTTTACTGATGCTTGGCATCCTGGTATCATTAACTTAAAATACATGAGCGAGCTGTTACAGATTCCTGTAACAACACACGGCTTATGGCATGCTGGCAGTTATGACCCTCAGGACTTCTTAGGTCGTCTTGTTGGCAAGAAGAAGTGGGTTAGACATGCTGAGAAGAGTTTCTTCTACGCATTTGATCATAACTACTTTGCTACCGAGTTCCATGTAAAGTTATTCTTTGATGAATTGCTAGAAGATGGATATCCTAGTGAGAATCCCTGGTACGAAGAAGATTTTGCCGAACGTTATGACAATGGCAAAATTGTATTAACTGGCTGGCCTATGGAATACATGGATTCGACATTGAATCTTTACAAAGGTATGCCAAAGCGGGACCTTATCTTGTTTCCGCATCGTATCGCACCTGAGAAGCAAGTTGAAATCTTTAGAGACTTGGCTACGCAGTTACCTCAATATGAATTTGTTGTATGCCAGGATCAACAACTAACAAAAAATGAATACCATAATTTGTTAGGAGAATCTAAATTAGTATTCAGTGCCAATTTGCAAGAGACATTGGGTATCAGCTGTTACGAAGGTGCATTAGTAGATGCTATCCCAATGGTGCCAGATCGATTGTCATACAGTGAAATGTATTACGAAGGATTTAAATATCCTAGCGAATGGACCCAGGACTGGGATAGTTATTTGCAACACAGACAAGAACTGTGTCATCACATTATTGTTACAATGACACACTATGAAAAAAGATTGCCGCAGTTGCGTAAACAAACACACGATTTAACTGAGCAATTTTTTAGTGCAAATAAATTATTGGAGAACTTAAAGTGAAATGGTTTCTAAACTTTTTAGAACGTGTCGGACGCAAACGCATTGTAATGGATAGACAAGAAAATGAACCTTACCTCGAACGCTACTACTTGTTTCTTAAAGATAGAAAGCACTTCCCCTTTAATATCTTTCTGCACAAGTTCCTTAAATCAGATCCCGATGATGTGCATGATCATCCATGGCCTTACGCTACTCTAATTCTAAAAGGTGGATACTATGAATGGGTGGCAAAATTTAACTCCTTGGGAGAAAAGATTGGTGAGACAAGAATGTGGCGTGGTCCTGGCCATTTCCGTGTATGTAGTGCTACTTCTTATCATCGTATCGAACTTGACCCTAATGTAACTGCATGGACATTGTTCATGCCCGGTCCTCAAAAGAGAGAATGGGGGTTCCTTGTAAATAACAAGTGGATTCACAATGATCAATACTTAAAGGAAAAGGCAAATGAAGGTAGGCAGCAAATGGGGAACAATTGACAGAACAGTATTTCAAGTTACAGATATCAAAGAAGTTGACAATCAGACATGGATCTATTACAATAACATCTTAACTAAGCAAGAATACTCTTGTTTAAAAGAAGCATTTATTAATAGATTTAATGAGATTGTCAATAATGGATAAAGAACTAGAAACAGCAAATGTTCCATGGACAGATAAAATAGACGAAGATTTTCACGTAGCAATTTACAGAGACAAATATCCTGTATCACACGGTCATATGTTATTTGTTCCAAAATACAATACTCCAGAAGTAATACAAGATGCATTTTATGATGCGTACAAATACGGACTAGCATTGATTAAATCCGGAGAAGCTGATGGATTTAACATTGGTATGAATGTAGGTAAAGTAGCAGGACAAACTGTCATGTATCCACATATCCATCTTATCCCTCGATACGAAGGTGATGTCAAGGATCCTACAGGCGGAATTAGAAATGTTATCCCAGGTAAAGGTAATTACAAAAATGAATGATGATGTTGAAGAAGTAATGAATATTCTTTCCGAAGAATGTGCAGAAGTCATCCAAGCTGTTAGTAAAATTAATCGATTTGGATTAGATAATTTTAAGCCCGGTAAGCCTAAAACTAACAGAGAGCATCTCGAAGAAGAACTAGGCGATATGTTGGCTATGATTGATATCCTATGCTCAAAAGGTGTAATTG